GGCCGTCGACTGGTCGTTCGAGTCGTTCGCCCGGACGCCGGTCTGGTTGCCGGAGTCGTAGCTCGAGTTCCAGAGGAAGTCGATGCGCTGGCCGCGCGCGAAGCGGTGAATGGCGAAGTTCGATGGCTCGAACGTGAATCGGAAGGCGTTGCCCACCGCGGTCGAAGCCGAGAAGTTGGTCGCCGTGCAGAGCTTGTACGACTCGTTCTGCGAGAGGTACCAGTAGTTGCACAGCGTGAGCGCCATGTTGCGGGCGAATGCCGTGAGCTTCGGGGCCACGACCTGGTTGATGAGCGCCGGGGTGGCGTCGGCCTGCTTCTCGCCGAGGGTGATCATCAGGTTGGTGACCATCGAGCGCATCGGGATCGCGAGTCGGTACGCCGTGGCGTTCGGACCCTCGAGCGGGCTCGGGTAGGCCTGGTTGGCCGACTGAACGTGCATCGACGGACCAAGGGCGTTCGTGAGATCGCCGTACAGGTCCTTGTCGCCGAAGCCCTGGCCCGCCTCGATCACGCCCGTGAGGCTGCCCATGAAGAGCTTCGTGATCTTGAGGTCGCGGCCGAGGTCGCCGGAGTTGCCGACGCCGAAGCTGGTGACGGCCTTGTCGCGCCACACCGGATCGAGACCTGCAAGGAAGACCTTGAGGCTCTTGTTGAGAACTTCCTGAATGCGATTGGACTGACGATCGAAGATCGAGCCCGTTGTTGCGAATGGCATGTTTCGTTCCTACGCCCTTTGGGCGCTTCAGATTGCGGATTCAGACGGTGACGATGCGGCTGCCCGCGCGATCGTGTCGGCCGCGAACTCCTTGACCTGCGCCTCGAGGGCGCTGAAGTCGGTTCCGGGCTTCCACTCGGGCTCGGGCACGGGCTTCGACTTGAGGATCTCCTGCGCGTCCAGTCCGTCTGCTGTTTCCGACGTCCGACCGAGACGGTCGAGATCGCCGATTACCGAACGGAAGGTTCCCACGACAGGCTCCACGGCCTTGCCCACCTCCTCCTCCATCCACGCATCCTCGAAGGTGCCGGCCTGGCTCCGTCGGCTCTGCATGCGCTCGAGCGCCTGGCGCTCCAGCTGCCCACGCAGCGTCGTCTCGGCCTGCCGGACCCCCTCGTCTCCGCGGAGGGACTTGGCGGCTTCCAGAAGTCTCTGCACTTCCGGGTTCTTTTTCATCGTGTTCTCGAGCGCGCGATTCAGATTGTCGCGCAGTTCGCGCACACGCATGCGGTGAAGTTCGGCCCGCTGGGCCTCGAGCTGTTCCTGAAGTTGCTGGGTCATGTCGTCCTCTTGGGTTCCCCCACTGGGCTGTTCGTCTTCGAGTCCCGGCAGTTCGATCTCCTCGATCTCGTCCTCGGAGCCGGTGCCTCCGGGCGAATCGTCCTCGTACACGGGTGGTTTCTCGGCCCCTGCGCTGGTCGCCTGGATGTAGGCTTCGATCTGCGCGTCGTCGTAGCCCTGCGTCCGAAGAGTCCGGCGCACGGCCTCGCGTCGCGCCTCGGGCTCGATGTCGCTGCGGAACAGAAGCCCGACGTTGTCGAGCTCTTCGCGCAGCTCCTCGGCGTAGGCCTTCTGATCGTCGAGCTCCTTGCGCGCCGCAAGAAGTTCTCCGAGCGTGGTGGTCGTTCCGTCTTCGAGCGTGATCTTTGTGTTTGGGTCCATCTTGGTCTCTTACATGAGGGGCATGGCGGGTTGAGGGGCAGGTGCCCCGCCCTGCATGGACCCCATCTGGGCCATCTGCTGGTCCAGTTTCGACAGCATAGCCATATCGTCAGGATTGGGAAGGGCGTTCGGAAGTACCAATCCCATGAAGCCCACCAGCGTCTTGTGGTACTCGATGAAGGCGTTCTGCACGGATGCCTCCGCGAGCGCCATGATCGGGCTGGCCATGAACGAGTTGAGGACGCGGATCTGGAACTCGGGCTTGACGGTCTGCGGAGTCAGGATCAGCTGACCCGGGCTCTTGCCGTCGCCGTAGAGGAGGAGGCAGTTGCGCACCACGGACTCGTAGGCGCTCTGATGCTCGTCCGACCACATCGCGAAGTCGAGACCCTCCTTCAAGGCGAAGAGCATGAAGGTATCGGGGTCGATCTGGAACTGCTGCTGGAGCTGGAGCGCCTCCTGCTTGCGCGCGACCTTGGACCGCGGGTTGATGTCCCTGATCTTGAAGGAGAGCTGAGACAGGGACGGCAGCGGGTTCGTCTCGAACGAGACCGCCATCGTCTCGGGATCCACCACGACGCCCGCAAGGTCGAGCGTCAGCTGGTCCACCGTGAAGGTGCGAGGGCTGAAGACGACCTCGCGCACGGCGCCCGAAAGCACCGACCGGTAGGCGTCGCCCCACGCCTGCTGCACCCCTGCAGTGGGGGTGTTCATCGCGCGGTTCACCTGCTCGTCGAGGAACTGCAGGCCTGTGGCCGAATCAACCCGCCCCTTCTCAGCAAGGAGATCGCGGATCGGATTGAGACGGTCGATCTGCTGTACGGCGAACGAACTGACTTTGCCGGGGACGTCGCCGCTCGTGAACGGCGTGATGTTGAACGGCCTGAAGCCTTCGCTGATCGGATCGGGCTCCCACGGGAAGACGCGCAGTCCTTGGCCAACGTCTCGCAGCATTGTGTTCGAGTTGAAGGAGCCGTGCGGCAGCACGAGGACGCCGTACTTGTCGATGTCGCGGATGTTCTGGAACAGGGACTTCTGCAGGCGCTCGGCCTCGCGGCACAGCGAGAAGAGAAGGTCGAACACGCCGGCGCCGTGGAAGGAGCCGTTCTCCATGAAACGCGCGAAGCCGATCGGGCAGTAGACCTCGCGCCCATCGAACGACTCGTCGTGCAGGGTGCATTCGCCGCTCGTCACGATGTAGCGTTCGACCGTGTCGCGCGGGCCCTTCAGCCAAAGCTCGCGCACCCTCACGACCTGCTGCGCCTCCTTGTCCGAGTCGTAGAGCGCCATGCGATCGTCCGAGTAGGTGACCTGGGAACCGAGCGTGTACTCGTTCGCGGTCTGCTGCTCGTAGGACTCGCCCGGCTTGATCGTGTAGTACTCGATGCGGTCCTTGTTGCGCGTCACCTTCGAGCCGAACTTCTCCTTGAGGTACTCCATGGAGACCATGCGCTGGCGCAGGAGGCCGCGCTGCTTGGTGTAGTCGTGCACGAGGCTCGGAAACGGGAACAGCTCCATCGGGTGCACGACCTCGAGGTCCGCGGTGAGGCCGACCGTCGGGTGATTCACCATGTGCCCGGTGATCCCGCAGGAGCCGAGGAGGGTGAAGAGGTGGTTGAACTGCGGCACCACGCGCTGGAGCTGGTGCTCCGAGACCACCTGATCCAGCATGATCTGTGCGATCGATCGCTGCCGGATCGAGCTCAGCGAGGAGCCGACTCGCTGCACGAGCGGCCTGAAGTCAAGGCTGCTCAGGCGCCCCGAGATCTGGTCTACCGCCTTCAGCAGCTCCGCCGACTGGAACTCCAGGCGATCCTGCTCGTCCAGGTACGAGTACCGCACCGTCCCACTCTCCGGGTCGAACACGTCGAACTGCCTCGCCCCCTGCAGGTAGTACAGGGCCACCAGCCATGTCGCCCGCCGGTACGACAGCCGGTTCGTCTCCCGCTCCACGTGGGCGTCGATGATCCGGGCCAGCGCCATCGGGTCCTTCGTGAGCTTGATCGGATCGGTTGCCATTGGTTGCCTTTCTTGCCGCGTACCCTCCCGGGATCATGCGGATTCGTTCCTTCGTCGGAGCATACTGCTTGACCGCTTCCTGCGCGGGCAGGGCTCCCTCGTGGAAACCCCCACTGGAGCCGACGGACGCATGCCGCGGCCCGTTGCCGTAGTAGGCCAGGCAGAGGATCCCTAGCCAAGCATCAGAGACGGTAACGGTCGCGCCCACCGCGCCGCCCAGTGGGGGTTCCTTGACGTCGGTTCCGCCAAAGTACCAGCGGGCCATGGCCTCGAACAGCCCGATCGGGATGCGGGTTTCAGATCTTGGAGCCGGGGGATCGCTGGACGGTCGGGGTTCGTGCATCGAGAATCTCGTTGATCTGTTCGGCGGTCAGCTGGTTGAGGTCGAGTCCTTCGCCGATGTGGACCCCGTTTTCGTAGAAGTTGCCGTCCCGCAGGCGCTCGAACAGGGTCTTGTCGGATGGCGCGCCGGGCGTCTTGGATAGGCGGCCGCGCAGGACGAACTGGGACATGGCGACTGCATCGATGCAGTCGTCCTTCTCGAGTCCCCCGTCGGGCGCCTCGGGGTTGAAGGACTCGATCTGGTCGAAGAGGTGGCGCCACGGGAGCATCTCGCGCCGCCACAGGGGCAGCTTGATCTTGCCGTGCTCGAAACGGAAGCCAAGGGCGGCGATCTTGTCCGTCTTCTCGGCCATGCCTGGGTTCAGCTTGACGATCTTGGGCAGGTGCTCGGTGCCCGCCATGTCGCGCGCGCGCGTGGACACGATCGAGTTCAGGGAGTTGTAGAGGGAGACGCCCTCGCGGATCGACTCGGGGTGGACCGTGGGGCAGCGCCATCGGTCGGCCATCTCAAAGACCGCTTTCACCTGGACGGTCTCCTTGGTCTGCTGGGCCCAGAGGTCAAGGACGAAGAGGTCGTTCTGGGGAGTCACCGCCATGAGGCAGGCCACTTTGAAGTCAGAGTCGGTGGTGGCCGTGTGCGAGGTGTCCGCCGTCATAAAGAGGCGGGCGTACTTCGTAAGGAAGTCAGGCAGCGGCATCTTGATCCGGTGCGTCTCGCCTTCACGCAGCTCGTTCCAGCAGATGTTGGCCTTGGTCTGGAGCGGCTGGTCGATTTTGTCGTCGATTTCCTCGAGCGTCCAGCCGTGGCGGTGCTCGTCAAGGGTGCCGAAGAAGGCGCCGTGGCCGTCGCCCGGGGAGGCCATGTATTCGGAGGCGAAGTTTGATTCGCCGATCGTCTCGCGGATCTCCTCGAGCGACATGGACTCGGCGAACCGCGAGTTGTCCACGGCGAGGAGCAGGCGGTCGCTCTTGGTGGCGGGCCACATGTCCGGCCAGCAGGACACGATGCGTCCATTCTCCTCGAGCGCGGCGGGGATCACCAGGCGCGCCCAGCGGTTGAAGCGCGGGTCCTTCGCGCGCAGGCCCTCGGGGGTCTCCTCGAGCTGCATGGCATGCCACAGGTAGTGGCGCTTCGACACGAAGGTGCCGACCCAGTCGACGCCGGTGTCCGGGCGCGTGACCATCGGGATCACGATCTTGAAGAGGAGCTCGTCCATGTAGGAGCGGAGCACCGACATCGCCGTGGTGGCCTTGGGATCGTACTCGGGGTCGTCGAGCCGGTATCGGCGCGGACGTCCGCCGCGCTGCTTCGACGACGCGCTCAGGAACCGGATCCACGAGCTGTTGGCGAGGACCATGTGCTCCGTGCTGAAGGAGCCCTCGCCGCGCCGCGGCACGATGCGGTCGCCGTCGAACTCGGACGAGAAGTCGTCGATGATGCGGGAGTTGTGGATGAACTGCCGCTTGAGCCGCTCGCCGACCTCGCGCGTGTTCGGGTGGCTCGACGTGGCGTAGACGAAGGAGTAGGCCGGCCGCGTCAGCAGGCGGAGCAGCATGTCCTTGCAGTTGAGGTAGCTCTTGGCCGAGCCGCGCGGCGCAACGCTCGCCGTGAGGCGATACGCGGCCCACTGGCGCGCGAGCACCCAGTGAAAGTCGGGCGTCTCAAGCGGAGTGTCGTCGTAGAACAGCGGATTGAAGTCCGCGTCCTGATCCGGCATCAGGTAGTAGCGATCGAAGAACCAGAGGGACGAGACAAGGTTGTCGCCGCGCTCCTCGGGATCTTTCGTGGGCAGCGACCAGAGGCAGCAGGCGTTGACGCGGGCCTGGCGCTGGCCGTCGGCGGTCAGCGTGTCGTAGTCGGCCGGCAGCGGGTGCAGGTCGTTTCCTTCGGCGCGGGTAGCGATGCGCTTCGGGTCCATCAACCCCCACTGGTCACGAGGAGGTGGGCGGCGGCCAGAATGCAGAGGCCGGCCATCATCTCGGCGGGGTTCTCGGTGGCGGGGCTCATGCGGTGCAGCCTCGAGGCGATGCGCACCCACTTCGGCTTGAAGCGGTTCTCGTGCACGAGTTCGGCGCGGATCGCGGCCCCGAAGGAAGAGGCGCCTCCGACGGCGCGGTCGAGGTCGATCACGCCCAGGTCCTCGTAGACGTAGGCGCCCCAGGACGCGAAGTCCTCATTCCGCAGCTCGGGGAGGCGGGCCTCCAGCAGATCCAGCGAGCCCGGTCGGGGGAAGGACTCGGCTTGCGAGGCTTCCGGTGCCGAGAGACTTGAGCCCTCGGACCTGGGAGAGGAGTCTTGATTCGGAACGGGTCTGTTCGAGAATGTTGCCTTGTTCGTCATGGCTGACCATCTTAGCAGAACCGGTGACGATGAGTCCATTCACATCGGCGACTTCCCGTACACGCCTGTTCAACCTTTGAAGGGCGGAAAGCCTCGTGTTGTCGTCGAGCGAGTTGCGCGCGATGTCGATGTACATCCTGACCTCCTCCTCGATGTCGAAGTTGGAGGCCTTTATGGCGTTGGCCACGCCGTCCACGGAGAACATGGCTCGGATCACGTCCTCGCCGTTCTCGATCTCGGGTTCCTGCGGCGGGTCCTTGCGGCTCAAGCGGCCTCCCTCTGGTCGCGCGCCATCGTCAGGCCCATGATCAGCATCCCTGCGATCGCGGCCACCATCACGGGGTTGCGGACGCGCAGCCCGAGCTCGGAGGCGGTATCGCGCACCTTCTTCGTGAGCATGTTCGTGTTGAACCCGCCGCCGCGCTGGCCTCGCACCTCGCGCGTGGCGGCTGGAGGCGTCCGCGGGGGCTTCGCAGGGACCTGCGCCACCTCCTCGCCCAGCTTCAGGAAGTCGTCTTCGGCGAGCTCGGCCCGGGCCTTCTGCATCATGTGCATGGCGCGGCTCTTGTCCGTCCACGGGCGTCCTCGGTCGCGGGCGATTTCCGACATCTCGTTGCGCATTTCGATCATCTTGTCGGATCCGAAGCGCTTCTCGAGGGCCTGCTCGGTGCGGTCAAGCAGATCTTCGTCCGAAAGCGCCGCCACGGCCTTGCGCACCGTGGGGTTGCTCTCGAAGAGCTCGAGCTCGCGTATGTTCTTCGCCATGGCCGCGGCCTGAGCCTCGGTCAGGGGCATGACGGGGAGGTTGGGCATGCCTGGTTGGCGTGCCGCGTCGCGTCCCGTCCGGAATCCCGCGCTCGGTCCCAGCATGTTCTGGAAGACGTAGGTGGCGATCGCGCGCTGGGCGATCGGCATCTTGCGTCCTTCCACGGCCGCAAGGATCATGTTGCCCGCCATCAGGTCGAGAGCTGCCGCGGGAACTCCCCGTGCGCCCTTCTTCGTCCCGTCGTAGATGCGGCCACCCGGGCTGCGGCGGTGCAGGCCCACCGCCGACAGGTCGGAGCTGCCGGGAATCGTGGCCACCGAGTTCAGCATGACGGCGGCGCGGACGGCTCGGTTGATCGTGACGGGATCGGCCGCGCGCGGAGAGAGGCCTCCGACCATGAGCTCGTAGCGCAGGCTGTCGCGCACGGGCTTCAGCTCTTCGACGACCCCCCGCAGTTCGTCCACGGTGTAGCCGTACTTGCCGGTCGAGACGCCTGCGATCCTCTTGCGCACGGCATCGTAGAGCTGCTTGGTGGCCTCCGGGTCGTCGGCGATCACGGGGCGAAGGAACGAACTGTTGTAGTCGAGGGACGGATCGAATCCGCCAAGAACGAAAGGGAAAGGACCCTTCTTCGAGACGGTGCGCTCGTATCCGAAGTGCGGCTTGATCGGTTCAGAGGTCAGGAGAGAGATCGTCTCGTCCACGAGCTCGGGATGGTTGAGCGCGTTGAGGCTGCCTTTCTGCTGCATCTGCCCGCGCAGCGGATGAAACATTTGCGAGATGTTTCCTTCGGGCCGGGTCTTGGGCGAGCGAAGCAGGGCTTGAACCGCTTTGCCTTCAAGCACTTCCTTGCGCGAAATGACGGCCTGCTCGAGGTCGCCGCTGCGCGGAAGCAGAACCTCGGGATTGAGCCGCAGGTCGGAGACACCGGCGCCGCGCAGGATCTCGTCGGCCAGGCGGGAGAGACCGGTCTTCGAGATCGTGAGATGGCTCGGCGCGATCGACATGGGTAATCAGGCGTGAAGGGCGATGCCGGTGACGTCGCCGGCCGTGACAGCGGAGTTGTTGGTCAGTCCTTGGGCGCCCGTGACCATGATGGTGATGCCCGTCGAGAATCCTGCCCCGCCTTCAAGGCTCCATTGCACTGTCCGGCCCGGAGGAATGGCGATCTCGGCCAGCGCGGAGGTCGTGCCCGGAGTGACGGAGGCGGAGAGGGCGTTGAAGATCTTGATGAAGCGCGCCGCCGCATTCGTGTTGGTGAGGGCGATGCTGAGCAAGCGGCCCGCGCCCGACTTGAGCTGCTGGGCCGCAGGGGTCGCAGGGCACAACACGTTCGTGAGGGTCGCGGCCCCCGTGGCGTTGGCCCGGTACTGGACACCGACATCGCCGACGGCGGCCGTTCCCGCAACGAGTCCGACCGTTTGCGAAGCTGCGATCTGGACTTGACCGATGGGGGTCGAGGCCGCGGTCGCGCCCGCAAGCAGGACGCTCGATGCCTGTCCCGCCGCGGTCGAGCCGCGTCCCGCCGTGATTTCCGCGGTCAGCTCCGCGTAGTCCTGGCAGTTGATGAACTGCATCTGGTAGCTGATGGCCGCAGGAGCCTGACCACGGGCAGCGCGGCCTGTTCCGGTGACATAGGTGCCGCCGAAGGTGGTGCCTTGGAGCTCAAGGGTGTTCGCGTCCACCACGGTCACGGTGAACACGCCGCGGACGACTGCACCGCTGTTGGTGACCCCATTCAGAGACTCCACCCAGAACTTCTCGTTGGTAGATCCACCGTGTCCAGTACAGGTCACGCGGATCACGCCGCCCGTTCCAGAGACGGCTCCCGTGATCGACCGCCATGTCGAGAAGTTCATCGAACGGACGCGAATCTTGTAGAGCGCGTTCGGATCGGGAATCTGCTGATGCCGGACATAGGAGTTCGAGCGACCGACCGTGGCGTTGTCGATCTGCCGCGAGTGGAAGTACGCCTCGTCGCTGAACGGCTCAATCTCAAGGACGGCGAGGCCGTTGGTCGTCTGGATGGTCGAGGCCGCGCTGACAAGCGGCGCGATGCCTCCGTTCTGGACTTCGTAAGAGGCCAGCGTCAGCGTGGTCGAGACGGCACCACCGAAGTCCCACCCCACGCGGTGAAGCTCGTTTGGAAGCCCGGTCACGGGATCGACCGACACCAGCTCGACATAGTGGTGCGTGTTCGCCTGACGAGTGGCTCCCGTGTTGATTCCCGCCATGACGCGGCACGGGATCGTGAAGGTCTCCTTCGACAGCAGCTCCGCGTAGCCGCCCGCCGTAGTTCCCGAGGCGATGGTCAGCAGACCGCTGGACACAGTGGCCGTGGTTCCGTCCGCGGTCACGACATCCCATTGGTTGGATAGGGGCTGGGTGAAAGAGTCGCGCCACTTCTTCTGGACGCTCTTCATCTTCACCATGTCGTCGAACGGGTCGTAGCCGTCGATGCGGTGGACGGGCGTGTGAACTCCACCGCTCTCGACGGTGCGGAGAATCTCCGTCAAGCCGTTGCCGTCCCTGACTGTCACGTTGTTCGCCATGGTCAGACCTCAGAAGAAGAATGGAATGTACATGCTGTTGTCAGAGAGGGAGTAGTCGAGAAAGTAGAGGTTGGCCGGTGGTCCGCCCTGGCCGCGGCGCGAGGCGGACGTGAGGATTCGGAGCAAGCGATTGTTCGGTGAGATACGAGAGCGACGACTACGTCCCATGAGTCACCTCGGAGGCTCTGTCTTGTACGGGTGGCCTACGGGGAGACCGCCCTGCACTCCCCACTTCCATGCGAGGTATCCCTCGATCCTCTCCCACACAGACTGCGTGGCGGCGTTCGCGTTCCGAACGACGATGAACTCGCCGAAGGTGGTCGCCGAATGAAGAGACGGCGTTCCGCCGTTTCCGTCTGCACCTAGGCACAGGCCATGGAGTTGGCCCGCGGTCGCTGAACCGACGGACGAACCAACGGTGGAGCCATACGTCCTCCGTAGGAGCGTCGTAGTCCCGTTGAAGACAGTTCCGTTGAGCCACAGGCCGCTTGGATGCTTCGGCGTTCCAGCGCCCGAGTAGACGGTGTAGTCCGCTCCGAATGTGTCCAACCCTCCACCCAACAATCCACCCACGACCCCGATGATCCCTACCGGGTTCGGATTACCGCCGTACACCCAGTAGTCGAAAGTGTAGGTCTGATTCGTACCGCCAATGCTTCGATGGAACCCGCTCCACGGTCTCACGTTGCTTGTCGGGAATCCAGCGAACGGAGGTGGCTTGCAGATGTAGAACACCGCGAACGGCATTGGTTCGCCGTTGGGGTTCTGCGGCCAACCCGGATAGTTGGCGGGATTCGACCGAAGCGCGTCGTTCGATCCGTCGAACACGATCCCCGGCATCCCGTTCATCGCGGTCGCGTTGTACTGAGGTTGATTGGCGCTGACAGTCTGCTCAAGATGATTGAGCAACGGAGTCTTGTCACGCCAAGACTCAACAGAGGGAAGTCCTCCAACCGGAGGAACCACCGTCGAAGCATGCGTAGCGTCGTACCACGCAAGAAGATCGGACTGAATCCGCAACGGAGTCCAAACAGAAGGGCCCGCGGACGCAACGACCGTAGCCCTTGTGAGCCTCGACCGGCTTGCAGTCCGCGGGCGCCTTCCCCGGCCCATTACTTGCAGCCCTTGCCCTTCCCCTTGGCCTTGCCCTTCGGCATCGACTTTGCGGGAGTTGCGGGCTTGCCGTACAGGAACGCGGGCTTCTTGCCTTCCTTCTTCATCTCTGACTCGCTTTCCGGGCCTCTGCGGCCCATAGGTGACAGTTCGATCATACCGTCAACTCTTGCGCAGCGAGTCGGGAAGGAGCACCTCAATCTTGATTTTGATGCCGGCTTCCTTCTCCTCAGAACCGCACTCCTCGCACTCGCCCTCCTCGTCAAGCTCTTCGCCGCAGCCCGGGCACTTCTTGGGGCGCTGCTTCGACGGCTTGCCTGGCTTCTTCAGCAGGCCTGGAGGCGGCATCATCTCAAGCGATTCAGATCGACGGTTCGCGAGGCTCATTCAGCACTTCCATGCCCGGAGGCTCTTGTTGATGCGGGAGTTCGGATCGGACGCGGTCTTCTTGGACGTGAGCTTCTTCTTCATGCCCTGCATCCGGGCGCAGAAGCTGTCGCGCCTAGGTCCGCCCTCCGGCTGCGGCGCCTTGAGGTTCGAGCCCGTGGCTCGGTTGTAGGCGGAGCGGCCCGCCGCGTTGAGACCCCCACTGGGATCGCGGTGCTCGGCCTTGAAGTCGAAGCGCTTCTTCGCCATCAGCGGCTCCGCTTCTTCGGCGCCTTCTTGGGGAGGGCCTTGATGGACGGCGTCTTCTTGGCCCACTTGCGGGCGGTCTCGGGCATCGTCGCGAACATGTAGCGGGCCTGGGCCTTGCTCTTGAACGGCATGTCAGGACTCCTTAGAACTCGTCTTCCTCAAGCGTTCGGCGGGTGACGTGCCTGGTTCGATTCAACTTCCTTCCCCGAGCCGCAGCCTCTCGATCCAGCTTTCTCTGATAGGCCAGGTCCATGTCGTCCATCTCCCTGGTTCCTAGCGAACGCCTAGGGCCCCCGAGGGTTGCGCCGAACGATCCATCGGGCCTCTGCCAGATGCCGGCTTCCCGGGAAGTGATCTTGCCTCGCTTTGAAGTCTGCCGGGTATAGCCTGTTTCACGAGGTTCAGACCGCGGTTTACCCAGTCGACCCAGAAACTTCTCTTCGTCGGATTCGTACTTGGCTGTCTTCTGCGAGGCCTTCTTGACGAACGATTCCTGCTTCAACGCCTTGTGCAGGTTCGCGGGGATCACGACCTTTCCCTCCGGCACGGCCTTGCCCGTCTGCTTCCGGTAGTAGTCCGCGATCTTGCCTCGGTTCTTCTGGTAGCTGCCCATCATGCGTTCGACGTCCGGTCCAAAGCCGGAACCCTTGCGGATTCCGCGGACAAGATCCGTGAACATCTCTCGGGCGATGACGACGAACTTGGCCATGTCAGGGTTCCTCGTGGCAGTGGGGGTTCAGGAGGCCGAGCATGCGGCGGCCGGCGTCCTTGAGTTCTTCGGCGGTGCGGGCCTCGAGCTCGACGCCGTCCATGATGCGCACCTTGTTGATCTCCTCGACAAGCATCGGAAGATTCTGCTGGATGTACTCGAGGGACAGCTTGTTCGTGAGGTGCTTTCCGCGGCGGCCGCCGAGGAGCGAGGCAGAGCCGGGCGCGAGGAAGTCCTTCTGCCCGAAGCGCGTCGCGGCCCACAGGCCGATGCGGAACATGTGGATGTTGACGAGCCAGTCGTCGCCGATCTGGAGGAGCGGCACGTGGATGCTGCGGCAGAAGCGCCGGAACGAGAGAGGATTCATCCCGAGCTCGGAGCAGAAGCGGGACTCGTGCACCCAGCGCAGGCCGCCGCCCACCGAGAAGGAGAAGGCCTTGTCGCGCGGACGCTTCTTGTAGCCTGGTCTGGTCATCGGGATCCGTAGCGTAGCGGAGGCACGAAGTTCGCGAGGTCCATGAGCTGGCGCTGCGGGGTCTGGCGGAGCGAGCGGCGCGCGGAGCCGATCGGGTCGGCCGGATCGCGGCGCGACGAGTCCCAGAGGCCGGGATCGTTCGTGGGGTTGCGCGCGACGTCGTCCGCGAGCATCTGCTCGTAGAGCGCGTCGGTGCGCTTCTTCTCCTCGGCGAGGCGCATCT